TTATCTATTTTGAATGCGGATTCAGTGCCGTCGGGGGGTAAAAAAATACCAGAAACACGCAAAAATTCAAGCTCTAACAATATGCCATCAAGCTCTTCTTGAGTGTATGTATTGTCAATTTGAACAAAAGGCTTGATTTGGCTCATGCGGTAATTACAGCGGTATCTGTATCAGAAAAATAAATCATGGTTCCGTGGCAGGCAATGTTCCAATCCGGGCCATCCGCTTCACTCCAAGACGGAACCTGTATTCTCACGTGTTTTGCAAGGCGTTCAACACCATTTTCAAATACACGCCAGACATGTTCCTCTGTTCCCCGCCCCGGTTGTCCCCTTCATTTAACGGCAAAACCCTTCATGGGTACGCCGTGTTTTTGTGCAACTAAATTTATTAGCTCGCCATTACCTGTAGAAAATAGTGGCTCAACTAAAAACTCAGGATCAAGTATTTCACCTTCCACATCCCGCACAGCGTGGATACAAGAACACACCGTGTTATTTTCCAAAGCCGTCAGACGATGGCGTTTGTCTTTATGGATAAAAATCATATTGGGGGCGTTGAAAACTTTTGATGAAACAACTTCATCATTGTCATCTAAAACATCAACTATCACAGACCCCGTGCTCACAAGAGTGGCATGGTCATACGTGTGCTGGTGCCCGTGTTCAACATCCCCGACGTTTGCAAAATGCATCAACCTACAAAAAACATTACTGACCGCAATGAGTTTAATTTCTGGTGAAGCCATGCTTACTCCGGTTGGTTTGGCCAAACAATATTGGCGGGGAATCCTGCCTGCAAAGGTATTTCACGTAACGCTTGCCGAAACGCCATCCAGTCAGCACGCTGACCTTTTGTAATGGTAGCATCGTCTGAGGCTACAGCCCATGCTGTATCTTTTAAACGTTGCGCAATAGTTGCGTTGATTTCTTCTTCAGTCATAGGTGCAGAAACTTCTTCACCTACTTGAACCCAACCTTGATCTGTGTACGCATCGCCAAGCCAAGACAGGTCGCCAAGCTTATCTTGGATACCCGCCATACCAAAAATTGACCCCCAGTTTTCAGGAAGCTTTTGAGGCTCGTTTAGTGCTTCGTTTGTTGACAGTTTTTTTAGTTGCCACAACATTTTCTTTACTCCTAGTAATTTTAAAACCGGGTTGTTGCTCAGGGGGTGGAAGTACCTGCCCTCTATTCTGATGCGGATCTATATCATGCTCATGTGGTGCCCACCCAACGCCGGGCATAGACTGTACACCTCGGTAATGCTCAAGCTCTTTTTCAGTGTACTTCCAATCACGCCAACTTGAAAAATCTTTGCGAGGCTGTAAGTTTATATGACACCCAACGTTTGCAGCAAGTTGATGAATAAGCTCAATAACTTCAACCGGCTGCATGGGTGTCCATAACACGTTGCCGTCATTGCCACGCATCATAAGTTCCGTTGTGCCACCAAAACAAGTACCAACGGTAACAGACCTAGCCCTGCGAAAATCCCCCATGCGATTCTCATAAGACATCGCATTGTTAAGATCATCAATCTCTTGTTGAGTTGGAAACTTTGGTTTTTTCATTGCGCATTCCATGAAATAACAATTTGACCACCACTGGCTACACTAATAGGGTACGAGCTCCCCGCAGACACGGGTACGCAGTTAAAGGTTGTTGGGTTTGCGGCACTTCCGGGATTACCCGCTCCGGCGGGATTTGGGTTGGCACCTCGACCACCGCCCCCCGCACCGCCTGCTGCGTAAGTACCGTAATCATACCTACCTCCGCCACCACCACCGCCACCTGCCCTATAAAGCCCTTGTGGTTGACGACACGCTGCTCGCTGCCCAGTACCGGCACCGCCGTTTGGACGGCCTCCATCCCCTCCAGCCCCGCCGCCGCCGCAGTTGTTTACACCGCCACAACCTCCAGCTCCCCCGCCCCAGTTAATTCCCGGAGTACCCCCGGAGGCACCACTGTTAACAAAACCTGCGCCGCCGCCGCCGCCACCGCCAAAGTTGGCACTAGACGGACCAGCAACGCCACTAGCTCCGCTTCCACCGCCGTTACCTCCACCGCCGCCACCGCTAGGGGGGTTGGATTTCACGCTACTTGATGCCGCACCACCCGAACCTCCGGGCCCCCCACTTCCTCCGCTTCCACCGTTACCAGCAGCTCCACCGGGAAAAGTTCTAGATACGGCTGTGGATGCTGTACCGGCGTTACCTGCTGCGCCGGGGTTTCCACTAGTTCCGGATTGACCTGTACCACCGGGGTTTGCATTTTGGTTAAAAGTTGCTTTACTACCGCCCGGGGTAGATGTAGCACTAGTATTTTGAGCGCCGCCACCTTTCCCGCCATCCCCCCCATCCCCCCAGTAACACTGGGGGGATGTGATCCCACCACCGCCACCGCCACCACCGCCACCGCCAACACCAACTCCAGAACCGGCGTTACCGGAGCTACCTGCGTTACCTGCGCCGCCTTTACCCACAATGGATATTTTTGTTACCCCCACAGGGGTGTATGTTCCCGGCGCATTAAACGTCTGACTACCTGCCGGTACAGTGCCTGCACCTAAAATACCAATTTTTGAAGTTCCAATAGGCATGATTTAACTCCATTTATTTAAACCGAGCGCTGTACGCCCGTCAAATTTATACCCAGCATTAGGGCCGTTTTTATCCACGTAATGCAACATTACCTGAACATTGATGTCCGTATCTACCGCCTTATCACGCCAGTGCGTAACTTCACAACCTCTGTAAATACAAGCATCGCCGGGTTCAAGGTAGTGCACAGTTGGCTCTTTCCCCGGAGCTTTCATGTAGATTGGCCAAGGTTTGCCAACTGTTGCAATGTGTGATGTTACAGAAATTTCGCAAGCAGGTCTATCTATATGAGGTTTTAATTCATCCCCTTTTTGATATACACGAGTGAATGAATACGAAGGGTCAAGCTGTAACCCTGTCGCGGCTTCTACTTCAGACAAAGAATTTCGCAATACAACTTCAATCAAGGGGTCTGCGTACCAAGAAATCTTGCTGCTATCATCAGGGCCACCACCTTGGTTGTTTTCGGGGTAGCGTTTTAAAGAGTATTCTAAATAACGTGAAATTGTTTCAATTTCTTGTGGGCCATAAAAGCCTTTGACAAGTACATATCCGTTAGTTTCAAATTCAGTCATAGTAGAACCAACCTGTAACAATGTATTTGTGTGTTTCGCCAAGCACTGGGTTTCCACGATGTGCGTGAGTGTAAGCCGCAGGCCACAACACCATAGTGTTTTCTGTAGGGTTAAACCGTTTTTTCTGGTACAAAAATTCAGTTTCTGCGCCTTCTTCTGGGGTAATTGTGTTTAGGTAAAGCATGTACGTAATTGCGCGAGTTGCACTTTCGTTTGGCCCTTGTTCGGCATGCCAGATGTGATACCCCCCACCGGGGCCAGTACGCTGCATTTTCATGTGGGTAGCACGTATTTTCCCGTTGTTTCTTAAAACTGAATACTTGTTTGTGTACTCGTTATAGCATTGCTGCAAACCTTCAAAAAACATATCGCAAGAATTTTTATTGTCAAAATCAAGGATGTTATGTACTTTAATGTTTATACCAATCTGGTGGTCGTCTTTTTCATGACGACTAGCATTTTCTGAGTCCTGCCTGCTAGAACCTGCGCCTCCAGATTCAAGACGATCAAATTCTTTGATTAAATGTTGACAATACCCATTAGGGTACACGTTGTGGTAAAGAACGATGTGTTCAAACTGTTCAGTATTCATTTAAATGTAGGCCCCGATATCCATGCAACTAAAGATTGACGACTGCCCTGCGTGACAGGGGTTACTTGATGTAACATGTACGCTGGAAAAACAGCGATTAAACCGCGTTGTTTTTTAACTGTTTGGGGTTCGCTGGTAGTCATCATTTGAAGATTACCGCCCTCATACTCGGAAGGATCCGTTAACTGCACAGCCATTGACAGTTTCCGGCTTATACCCGAGCCAAAATCTTGGTGCCATCCATACATTCCATGCTCAGACTGATCGTAGTTTGTTAATTGCAGTGGCTCACCAAAACCCGTTAGATCAAACCTAAAGTACTCGGCGTTAATTTTTAATGCAACATCCGCAAGTTTTTCAAAAACCCATGCGGTGTCTGGCGTATTATTTAACCAGTCTACTTGCGAGCGCCTTATATTTGAGTTAACTGTGCCCGCGCCATGTCCGCCAACAGACGCAGATAACCCTGCATTTTTTGCTTTGTTCTGGAGCCAGTCTAATTCTTGCTCAGTAAATGCGCCGCCCCACCAAGCCCATGGCTCCAGTGGTTTTGAGTAAGGCGTTAGTAAATATTGCATGCACGATCCTTGTGTGAAACAATAAAGTGTACGGATTTTGTTTGCACCTGTGAATTGTTTTGCGTCAATTGATGCTGCATCCAAGAGTTTGCCATCAAAATTGTGCCGGGTTTGATGTTGTTGAAATGCACCTGACCAGACGCATTAGTGAGCGTAGGGCCTTGGATAAAATCCAATTCAACCATTTGTTTATTCATGCGTGGCTCATGATACACGGGGTATGCGCACCCTTCTGGTGTCTCTAGAAAAAACCAGCCACAGATTTGACTGTTTTTGTGCACGTGTACATTTGTGCCACCGTTGCATTTAACACCTTGTCCCCACAACCCAGACACATACAGTTCGTATTTGTCCATGTCGTAACCTTGCTCACGCAAGATAGTGTCGGATGCCAGCACTAAATAATCCACCAGAAACTTTAAATCTGGATCGTTAGCCATGTGTGCCGTTTGATCCAACATACCGTTGGATGCGGCTTGATCGTAATACTTCTGAACAACCTGACGAGTGTATCCAACCCATTCAGGTTGTTCGTCGCGGTAAACGCAACTAGGGAAGTATTCGTACCTATCCATCAGGCATCAATGTAAGCAGTCAAAGCCGCTGCAAAAGTTGTGATGTCAGCAGCAGTTACGTCACGCTCATCCACAGATTTACTGCGCGCGTTTTCAATCAGAGTTTCTTTTGCCAAGCGAACAGCTTCAAGGCGTGCGCGTTTTTGTTCGCCGCCGGCAGTTGCATTAGCCATAGCTGTTGCAAATTCAATTTGATCTTGTTGTTCAGTAGTTAATGCCATTTTGATGCTCCTATTAAGCGGTTAAGTTTTTCATGGGGATGGAGCCGTAGTAAGTAGTTCCACCATCGGGGGTAAAAAAGAACCAAACGTCAATTGCGCTTGCAGTTGTTGTTCGTGAAAGCGCTGCTGCGCCGCCGGGAAACTTAAATGAGCCGCCAGCCCAAGCCACTGATCTACTGGGCGTTGCATCATTTGTCAGAATTAGTGTAAACGAAGATGAACCTGTTGCCACTGGATACCGCAAGGTAAATGTGCAATTTCCTGTAAGAGTCGCAGAAAAGACGTTACCGCTTGTGATATCTATGTTAATTGCTGTGCCTGTATTACCAAGCGCGGTAATTGTGTCGGCATAACCAATTGCTTTAATGTAGTTACCGGTTGTTACAGCGGCAGATATAGCCAGCAAGTTTGTAGAAGAGGGAGCAGCGCCTGCACCACCACCAACCACTACATTGTTTGCAGCCAAAGCACCGGATGAGGCCAATACGCCTGTAGCTGTGTAAGCCAAAACGCCGCCGGATGTACCAGCAGACAAGTTTGTACCGCCGTTGACGACCGGGAGCGTCCCTGTTACGTTTGTAGCAGCATTTACAAACGTAGTTGAGCTTGTTCCTGTTCCGCCGTTAGCAATTGCCAAGGTGCCCGCAACAGTAACTGCGCCAGATGTAGCAGTTGAAGGAGTTAAACCCGTAGAACCAAAGCTGATTGTGGATACGCCGTCAACCGTGCTAGACGCAACTTTAACGTAGTCAGAACCGTTGTAATAAACAGTAGCTTTCTCGCCCGCAACAATTGAAACGCCCGCCTGTCCAGCGGCTTTAAACGTGACCACGTTTCCGCCAGCGTTGTCAACTACATACGTCTTACTGTAACTTGGGCCAGTAACTGTCTTATCTACAGAAGTGCCAGAAATCTTCACAACCGCAAATTGAGCTGTTACTGTTCCGGCCCCCGCCAACGTAGAGGTAATGTTTGTTACGCTTGCGTTGCCTGTGGTATTAGCCAAAGTAACCGCGCCATCACCTGTTAGGGTCAAAGTACCCGCTACAGCAATATTGACGTATTCAGTAATACCGTTGTTGACGACATTACCCCACGTACCCGTGAGGTCGCCCTGTGTTGGGGTTACTAGCCCTAGTTGTGCTGTTTCGGCTGCCATTTAAGTGCTCCTATGTCGTTACGACTGCAACCCAGTTGGCAGTCTGTGTGTCATCAATTACATCCCAGAATGGTCGTGCAGTCAACCCATCTGTACCTGTTGCTAATTCATTAATGGACGTTATAAACGCCGCTGCTGCCGCTAAAGTGTCCGCGCTTACCGCGTTCTCTTGTATTGTTGAAACAAACGTGACCTTTGCGTTGTTTGTCTCTGACCCTGTTGCGCTCTCAGTAACTGATGCAAAAGTTATAAAACTTGAAGTAACAGCGTCTGATCCGGTTGCAGATTCTTGAATTGTACTAAAGACAAGGAAACCGCCGTCCGTAACGTCTGAAGCCGTAGCACTCTCGCTTACGCTTGCCGCATATATTGGCAAGCTGGTTACTGCATCCGCCCCTGTAGCTGACTCAGTTACTGTTGCAGCATATACAGGTGTAGATGTAACCGCGTCGCTACCTGTAGCCACTTCAGTAATTTGTGACCCAAACGCCTGCCCTGCTAAAACTGCGTCTGAACCTGTAGCCGTCTCAGTTACGCTTACACTGATTCCCAGCGTAGAAGTAACAACATCTGTGCCAACAGCAATTTCGCCAATTCCGCCCCAAGCGTTATAGCCCCATGCGCTCTCGCCCCATCCCGTGCCTGCTACTGCTGCATCATATACTTCACCGCCTTCAGTAGCATCAGCACCTGTAGCAGTCTCAGTAATACCGGACAGTAAAGAAACAACAGAAACAACAGCGTCTGACCCTGTACTTGCTTCTGCGATCTCTCCGTCGAATACAGGTGAACCTGTTATAGCATCCGTGCCCGTTGCGGCTTCGGTTACATCTGGGAAATAAAGCTGCCCTGCTACAACGGTGTCAGAGGCTGTACCTGTTTCGCTAACAGTAGGGGCTACGCTAAGCGCAGAAACAACTGCGTCTGTTCCGGTGGAGGCTTCGTCTACGGAGCTAGTGAAGGCGGTAAAACCGCCCCACCCTTGTTCGCCCCAGTAGCCGCCACCCCACCCGGCCATATTAAGCCGCCAAGCTGAATGTGTACGTCACAGACAATGTATCACCATTAACCACAGAACGTCCT